CGCTTGCTCGCTATCGCCGACGAGCTTGAAAGCCTAAACCGCCTTTAATAAAGTATTCCTTGATTCAACGTTTAACCCACATTTTTTAATATGCCCGATTTAATCAATCACCCTGATCACTACAATCAAGGCAAAATTGAATGCATTGACGCAATCAAAGCAGCCTTGACACCGGATGAGTTTCGTGGTTTCTGCAAAGGCAACACCATGAAATATATCTGGCGTGAACGCAGCAAAGGCAACACAGAATCTTTAGCAAAAGCTAAATGGTATCTTGCCAAGCTCATAACCCTAGAGCACGGCTTGGACCGTTAAAATAGATACGATACAGCGCCTTGCCCATGGCGGCTGATGAGCAACTCAAGTTCACCTGTCGCCGCACGCGCCGCTGCCGCGAAAAACTTCCTGCTGAATTGCTCATTCGTGATGCTGCCACAGGTGAGCTTTTTTGTAAACCTGGTCATTGCCCCAAAGGTAAAGGCGATCAGCATGAAAACCTGCTGGCCTTGCAGCTTGAGAATCGCAAGCTACGGGATCAGAACCGCAACCAATCAAAAGAACGCGAACGGCTGCTAACCAAAGTTGAGCAGCTTCAGGACAACCTTGAGATTGCGCTAGACATCCGTGACATTGAACAAGCTACATCATTGGACGCCAGCAACAACGGCAAACGTAGTGAGACTGTGCCATTGCTGCTCTGCTCAGATTGGCACTGCGGCGCCATCGTCGATCCTGCGACGGTTTGCGACCTAAACCGCTACGACGTCGATATCTTCCACGAACGTGCCGGTGCGCTGTTCCGCAACACGCTGCGGGTTGTGCGGATGCTCCGCTCGACCACAGAAGTGAGCAAATGCGTCATCTGGTTAGGGGGTGACCTTATAGACAACTGGCTGCACCCTGACCAGGTTGAGACTCAGGTACTAAGCCCGACGCAGCAGTTGATCGAATGCGAACGCGCCATCGTTGCTGGTCTTGATCACCTCCTGGAGCACGGCGACTTTGAGCAGATCATCGTGCCTTGCAGCTTCGGAAATCACGGCCGGACAACGGAGAAGATGCGAGCCGGGAATGCTGCAGCCACCAGCTACGAATGGCTGATGTACAAATCCCTTGCTCGGCATTACCGCAAGGAATCCCGCATCAGCTTTGACATCAGCGACGGGAACATCCATTACGTGGACATCCTTGGCCATCGACTGCGGTTTCACCACGGCGATGCCATTAGATACGGCGGCGGTGTTGGCGGCATCACGATACCGCTCCAGAAATGGATCTACCGCCAAGACCAAGGCATCAAAGCTGACCACACCTTCATGGGGCACTTCCATCAGTTGACGATGGGTCAGAACTGGTCAGTCAACGGCAGCCTGATCGGCGCCACGCCCTACGGCATGAAGCTAGGCTTCGCACCAGAACGTCCGCAGCAACTGCTCCGCTGCATCGACTCAGAGCGAGGTTTCACGATATCGGCGCCCATCCTTACTGATTAGGTGGATCACTGCATTGATGGCTGCTACCTTGTGCCACGTCGTCGCGCCAAACGCGAGTTTAGACAATCCATCCTTGAAGCCTGGCAGCATCATTGCGCTTACTGCGGTAAACCAGCCACAACGCTGGATCACGTTAGGCCACGCAGCAAAGGCGGCGAAACCGTCCGTAGCAATCTGATCTCATGTTGCGCCAACTGCAATTCGCGCAAGGGATCATACGAATGGGTTGAATGGTTTCGGCTGCAACCGTTTTGGTCCGCTGAACAAGAGGGAACCATTTGGTTATGGTTACATCAAGATTACAAAAGCGAAGACGCCGCTTGAAATAGCTGCTAAGCTACCGCCGGTCATAATTACCACCCCATGAACGCCGACGTTCTTCGTGACTACCTCAACGAGGTAGGGAAATATCCGCTTTTGACAACATCGCAAGAAATCGAGCTGTCACGCCGCGTGCAGCGCTGGCGAGAATTGCGAGACTCAAAACGAGAACTGACTAAGGCCGAACGACGCGAAATTAAGGGAGGACAAAAAGCACGCGAACAGCTCGTAAAATGCAACCTTCGCCTAGTCATTCATATCAGTCGTCGTTTTGTTCCACGAATCAAAACCGCTGGCATGGATCACATGGACCTAATACAAGAAGGTGCTGTTGGCCTGCAACGTGCTGCAGAATTATTTGATGGCACAAAAGGTTATAAATTTAGCACATATGCTTATTGGTGGATTCGACAAGCGATGTCACGCAGTATTGAAATGCAAGATCGCGTGGTTCGCATCCCTAGCAATGCACTAGAAAAGGTAAACAGAGCTTTCAAAATTCAACACGAGTTTACGCAAGCGCATGGCCGCGTCCCAAGCATTGACGAAATTGCTGCAATCATGGAGATGAAACCAAAAGAACTAAGGCTAGTTATTGAACGCTCAACAACGCATACCAGCTTGGATAGCCTAGCCATTCAAGATGGCACACCCTTGGTTGACATGCTTTCAGATTATGAAGACCTGTACGATCACGTTAATCATTCGGAAAAATATGCTGATTTTGAATTTGCGTACAATCAACTAGACAACTTTGACCGTGAAATTGTTGCAAAATATTATGGCCTTTATGGTAACGATCCACGGGCTTTGCATGTTATCGCAAAAGAGCATAACGTTTCACGTGAACGCATCAGGCAGCGCCGTGATCGCGCATTAAATAAAATTGGCAGAGCGTTGCGTCATACGGGAACTTTTACGTCCGCAATGGAAGATCAGCACATGCAGCAATTGACTCTAGTTCAATGATTCGCCCAGTCGCCTGCTTTATTAAAATTTGCTGCAGGTAATTTTGTTTTATGAGCTGAGCGCAAAGCCTGCGAACACGTTCTGTATCGTCACAGGACAAAGGCACGCGGGCTTGCTTCTCTAAACTGAGTTGCTCCTCTAGGGGCAGCTCAACGATCATCCATTGCGCCCAGCTCATGAAACCTCCAACATTAGAAAAACATAATGACGTTTGGCGTGTCATCTATGCTGGAATGATAAAAGAACACAGGCAAGAATGGCAAGCCCGTGTGTTTTATCAACAGGCTCTTCAGCTTTACTCTCAACGCATGAGACGTGTATTTTAAGCTACATTTGGCATCACACGCAGGTGATTGTTGTAATGACCGGTTACGGCATACGATCGTGCCGGTATGCTACTCATGCGATGAAATACCATCTGACCAATCTTCAAACCGGGATACAGCGGCAAGCGATGATGCCGCAAATTATTTTTAAGCTCTAACGTCAGCTTGCTATTGTTCCAACCTGGATCGCACCAGCCTGCAAGCATGTGGTTATACCCTGCCCTAGCACGGCTAGATTTGAGCACAAAATGAGCGCTGATTGTGTTGGGCAGATTAAACTGTTCAATCGTCTCAGCAAGGCAAAACTCATTGGGCAGCATCCAGTAAGGATCTTCCTCAGTTCGCTTAGAAATATCCATTCTCACTAGATCACGCTGATCAGCTACCTCAATCATGATCTCATTGCCAAGCGTAAGATCAAGGCTGGCAGGATTTAACAACTCAGGCCGGAATGGCCATACCATTTGCTGTTGTTCGCACAACTGACGAATCTCAAGATCACACAGAATTGTCATGTCAAAATTCCGGTCTTACTAGAATAGCCCAGCCCGTGCTAACACCATCAGCTTCCCAGCGCCGCAACCAATTCTTGCGACTGTACTCAACACGAACACCAAGGGATGCTGAGTTACCGACATAGCCACCGTTGATCATATCAGCTTCGCCATTCGGGTCGTTATGGACGATTGTGTCTTCGGTGTAGCCGATCACGCAGGTCCAATGCCCACCGCCGTGAGGACCTTGTATAGAACCATTGTGCAACCAACCAACAGCAACAGGACGTCCAGCATTGATTTCAGATTCAAGCGTTTTGACTGAACAGTCAGTGCGAAACCTAGCGTCAAAACCCAATGATCTTAAAGCCTCGACCTGTGCATGTGGGTTTGTCGTATCGCCATACCTAGCCCGAATTTTGTTGTATTCGTCATCGTTTTTAACTTTGCCGTAATACCGAGCAATCATGGCGCAGGTGCTGCTAAAACATTCGCGGTATCCGGTGCCGGATGCATTGTCGAGTTGGTACTCGTAAGGCACATTTAAGATACGCTCGCCGGGCTTGCCGAGCTGTGAATCCATAATTGCAATCAGCTTCGTGGCATAAGCAGGGTCGGTTGCATAGCCTTCGCTTACCAGCAGATTGGCGCATTCATTGCGATCATCAGCGCGATTCACGCCTTTGTGCTGTTGGTAGTCTTTGTACCAACGCGACACGAGGTATTCGACACAAGCGGCAAGAGACGGAAAATCAATGAAGCTATCGGTGATGGTGACCCATTGCCCATCCAGGAACTCACGTGTTGTGGTGGATGTGCCCGATCCTTTGAGGCCGAAGTAGTTGTATTGGCCTGAGACATGCTTGCCCCAGCCAGATTCAAGCGCCCATTGAGCAGCGACAACCTCGGGGAACTTGGCGCCAGTAACCGCAGCGGCAGCCATGATGCCGTTCCAGTCGTTGTCGAAGCTGGCAGGTGCCTCGACTGCTGATGACCACGTGCTGTACCAGTCCTGATCACGCGCAAGCAACCCAGGCGCAGCAGCGTTGATGGCCTGCTCCAGTTCATGGATTGCAGCATCCTGATGCCCGAGCCGTTTGTAGTACTTGAACAGGTCAATCAGTCGGATCATCGAACCAGGGAGCACGGATGTGTAGATCGTCGAGCCGCACTGGTGGCTGCACCGTGGGCGGCTGACTGCGATGCCAGCTTTCGATCTCGGCATCGAGTCTGGGTTTTAAGGTCGCCTCAAATTTGCGGCGGTTGATCGCACGTTGCAGATCCTGCAACGGTGACCGTGTATCGAACCGCCATAGCCAACGACCGTCAGCAGGGATCAGCCCTTTTTTGACTTGAGGCTGCGGAGTGCGTGGAACACGATCTGGATCACGCTGTTGTCCTTGAGGGGCGACAGGGCGATGATCTCAGATGCGGCTGCCACAATGATCCAAGTGATCGGGCTGGCCAGGATTTCTTCGAGGTGCATGAGAATAGATGACTCGTATCCAAACTCTAGCGATCCTTGCTTTCAAGCAATGTAATCCTGTTGCCATGTTCGTTAAGCCTTGTATAGATCTCCTTGCGGTCTTCTTTCATATCTTGATGCAACTCTTCGAGCTTCCCGGCGATTGACTCTACTGCTGCGGTCAAGCGGATCACAGCTTCGCGGGACTCGCTGGTGCGGCGGGTGAAGCCCGATACTGACATGCCAGCAA